TGGTCCTAATGCTGCTAATATAGTAATTGGGTCTATGATATTCTCCTTATAATTCTTTAGGGTCAAAGCCATACATCTTGGCTACACGCTTTTGTAGTTTTAAGAATAAACCTTTATGACTAGCATACTGTTCTGTTTTAGGTGAGTCTATATATACGCACATATGGATAATCTCATGGCATAAAGTCATTAAGACAGGATATAGATGAGAATGACGTGCAGTAGATATAGTAATAACATGAGGTTCACCTTGTTCTGGTGGTTCATATTGTCCACATATAGTATCGTCATGCACAATTACGAAATCAACGCGGGAAGCGGGAGGCAGACGAAATTCATCAAAGATTGGCATGTCAATTAGAGCAGAATAAAGGTTGCTTATATTTTGCTCTGTGATGAATGTCATTTTGTAAAGTGTGTCAATAAAAATACAATAACAAAGCCTGCTGTGCCTAATAAGATTTGTTCTAAGCGTTTGAGTCTTGCGTTTATTTGCTCATAACGTAACGCACAAACTTCTTCATGCGTACTTAAACGTGATTCTACGTCTGACTTTACCATTACTATTCCTTATTATTTTGAGGTATTAAAGATAATAAACCTGCTTGTTGTGGTGTGATTGGTATTCTAGGAATTGATGGTGTAACTGCTTGAACACCACGTGCAGTTTTACCTGCTAATGTTCCTAAACCTAATGCTGTTTCACCCATAAGTCTTGGAGACTCTAATGCTAGTGCAGGAATGGTTAATGGATTGCCTGTTAAAGCACCATAAGCACCAATACCACCTGCTGTAGCACGTTGAATACCTCTAGGAGTTAATGAGCTTAATGATTGAGCAGCTAAATTAGGAATAATACTTTTACCACTTTGTTTTTCTAACTCTTGAACAAGCGAAAGTCTTTGCCCATAATTTGTATTTGCATTATTACGTGTGATACTTTGTAATTTACGAATAGCTGTATCTGCTGAAGAACTTTGACCACCAAGTAATGACTTTTCAATTTGCTTAATTAAGTCACTAGCTTCTGCATATTGTTTCATTGTATTTTCATATACAGGAGCTTGTTTAACAATTTGGTTTTTAACAGAGTTATACATCTTATCTGCAATAACTCTTGAAGCAGAACCGAATTCAGCACCTTCTCTAATATCACCAATACGTTGTTTTAAAGCATCTAAGCCTTCTGGAGTATGAAATTGTTGTGGGTCTTGCTTCATCCAATCATCAATCACAGAGCTTAATTCTTGTTGTGTTTTAACAGTACTAGGTTTAATGACTTTGCCTTTAAATGTCCCTGTTTTTTGAATAGAATTAAGGTCATTAAGAATAGGTGTCATATCAAGAACAGTTGCATCTGTCTTAACTTTAGCCATATTATCCATGTATTGTGCATTTTTAGTAGCTTTAATTTGACCTAAAGCATTTTGTGCAGTTTCTAATACATCAGTAATAGGTGCGTCACCTCTTAAATGAGCTTTAAATGGTTTAACAACGTCAGGCACATTTTCATAACCTACTTTAAATGCTTGTTTAATGCTTTCACCACCTGCACCTGTAGTTAATCCTACAGACTCTGCTATTACATTAGTAGCACCTTTAAATGGCTTTTTGCTAATATCAATAACTTTATCTAAAGTTTGTTGAGCAACATCTGCTACTTTACTAGCACCTGTTGTGCCACGAATGTATGGCATACCTTGTGCAACATTACCCATACCAGCAAGACCTTGAATACCACTTGCTTGAACAATATCACCTAAAGATTGTGTTATTTCTTGACCGGCTTGTGTTCTTGGTTGATATGTAAATTTAGATTGTAGTTTAGCCATTGTTTCTTCTGGCTTACCTTTAGAAACTAAACCACCATAAGCACCAATTAAACTTGCAGGAATACCTGTTGCTGTAGTTAATGCAGCCTCACCTACGCCTATAGCTTTTTGACCTAATGTAGTTTCTTTAGGTGGTGTTACAGAACTTGTGCGTAATGCTCTTTCTGTAGGAATACTAAAGTCTATTGGTCCTTGTGCTGCCTTAATTTCATTGGCAAACATTTGAGCAGCTTCAGTATCTCCTGCATTATGAGCAGCAATTAAAGCGTTTTCTAATTTTTTAATGTCTGCCATTTTATAATCCGTATTGTTTTAGTATATCTTCTTTACTTCTAGGACCTTTTTGTTGTGTTACAGCACCTGGTTTAGTCATTGACAATACATCTTGTTCTGCTTGTTTTCTAGCACGTGCTTTTTGTTCAATAACTTGTGGTGAGTCACCAATTTGTGGGAAGAATGTAGCAACGTTTCTTAATACCTCTTCTTTAGTAGCAGCAGCACCTGTTTTAATACGTAAGAATGACTCAGCCCATTGTTCTTGAGCTTGTCTTGCACCTTGAGCTTCTGGACTTACTGCAATTCTAGCTGCACTTCCTGCTAATTTAACTTGTGCTTGACTGGCTAAAGAGTTAGGGTCAAATCCTTGTTGTTGTAAATTATCTAATTCTTTACTTGCTGAAGTCATTTGGCTATAGAATGTTTGTGCTTTAGCTTGTGACTCAGTAGGAGCTTTAGGTTCTTGTAAAGGTTTAATGTTAGGAACAATAACACCAGCACCACCTGTTTTAGATGGTTGAAAAAATACAGGATTACCTTGTGCATCTACACCAGCTACAGGACTACCTAAGTTAATTTGAGTAGCTTGTGCTTTTTTATCTTCTTGCACTTGTTTAATAATTTCTTGTTTTTCAGGTGCAGTAAGTTGAACAAATGGTTTTTCTTTATATGCCATTGAATATCTGTCATATTCATTTGACGCTTGTGGAGCTAAGTATTGAGATGCGCCAGAAATATCACCTTTAGCTACTAATGCTTTTAATACAGGATTATCTTGAACTCTTTGGTCTTTTAAAAGTTCTTGTTGAGCTTCTCTACTTAATTTAGCAGTTTCTGCTTCACGTTGTAATTCAGCCAATTTACCTTTAGTAAGTAAATTTTGTGTAGCTGTATCATAAGCACCTTGTGCGCCTTGCATACCACCAAGATATGCTTTACCTAAATAAGGCAATGCAGAACCATATCCTTGGTTTTTAGGTTGTGCTAAATATGTTGCTGCAGTTCCTAATACACCTTGTAACAATGATTGGTTTTGCACTTTTTGCAATTCTTCAGGGGATAATATGCCACCTAAATAGTCTGGTTGTCTAGCACCAAATATATTCATGCCATCAAACAAACCACCTGTGTTTGTAGGAAAAAAAGCCATTAGAAGCCTCCTCTAAAATATGAAGGATATAAATTAAGTTGGTTAGGAGTAACTTGCAATCTAGAAGCCACTCTTTCATTTTGACCTTGACCTAATGTAGGAGCAGTATTATATGTCCCTCTAGTAACAGGTGGGATTGCAGGTTGACCTACTTGTTGCTGTTGTTCTTGTGGACTTACTGCTTGTACAACTTGACCTGTTGTGTTTAATGCTTGCATAGGGTTAGCTTTAGCCCAGTCTGATAATGCTCCATAACCTGACTCAAAACCTCTTTGAACACTACCCATTAATGATGGGTCATATCCACCGCCACCCATAGCTGTTTGTTGACCAATGCCACCTAAAATTTGATTTTGTGTACCTGCTACATCAAACATACCTTGACTACCTGAAAACATAGGTGCATTTTGTGCTAAAAATTGTTCGCCTGTTGTACCTAATGTTTGTTGTAAACCTGTTAATGCAGGTGTCATTGTTTGTGTGCCTAATACACCTGTAGGAGTAAACGGACTAATAGCTTCTGTAGCACCAAATAAACCTGTGCCTGTGCCTTGTGCTGCACCTGCTCCGGTTGCTCCTGCTCCTGCTGCACCAAACATACTTGAACCTACACCACCTAAAGCACCGCCCATAGCTGCGCCTATAAGTGGATTTTTACCCATTGCTGCTGAACTAACAGCACCTATTGCTGCTGGAATTAATACTGGTGCGCCCATTATTTGCCTACCTTTCCTACTACATAACAAATTGGTTCAATAATTGCACGATAAATCATGCCATAAGTATCTCTGTTTTTACCTCTTTTTTGTTTCCATATATCAGCAGTCCTATGTCTTGCGATATGCTCTAAAACACCCCTTAAAATGCGTTGTAGGGCATTCTTTTCACCACTCTTATAAGCATAGGTTACTAATGGTAAGAATAGAGTGTGATAACCTTTTTCGTATGCTGGGTCTAAGTCTTTAGATTGAGCTAACCAAATAGCCTGACGGAAACTACCAAAGCCATATTCAGCGTTCATAGCTGTACATACAATCTTGCCACCACCTGATGATTGTTGTTGTGATGTAGAAACTTGACCTTGAGGTGAGCCATAAGCAGCACCAAGGTATGAAGAAAGTTTTTGATATGGTAAGTTTTGTTCGTAGTTGTAACGGTCAATATTTGACTGTAATGCTGTTTGTTGATAACCTTCAGCAGTTTTACCTACGTTAGCTAATTGTTGAATATCTGCATAGTCAGCAGCAGCCATTTGTGGTGCATTAACTGCAGCTTGGTTTTGTAAGCCACGTTCTGTAGCATAATTGCCATAAGCAAGTTCACCATATTTATTAGCTAATGTATTAGATAATGTTTGAGCTGCTCTGTTTTGAATGTCAGCAGATACACCTGAACCATAACGACCTGCCATAGAAGCAGTACCTTGAGCAGCTTTAATAGCGTCATTGTATGCTTGTGTAGCTTGTTGTGTAGGTCCTGCTAATGCTTGAGTTAAATATGGGTTACCAGCAGATAAGTATTGACCACCAATAGTTCCTAGTTGTTGTTGTTGACCAGCTTGTGCTAATGGGCTACCCATTAATGCTCTATTTTGAGCTGCTTGCAATGCTGAAGAAGTTTGTGCAGATGGTCCAATATATGTTTGACCAGGATAGTAAGAAGGACCTGCTTGCTGATATAAACCTTTAGCTTCTTGTAAACCATACTCTACAAACGGTCTAACTGTTGGGTCTAGCTCAGAAGAAGTTTTAGATGTAGTTGTACCACCGCCTCCAGAACCACCACCACCCCATAGTGTAAAGTAGCTGCTTAATGCTGGTATTAAAAAGTGTAATAATTTCATACTATTTGCCTTTGCTTTCTGAAGTAGTTGTTGTTGGCATTGATAATAAATTTGTGCCTGTTAAATATTTTCCTGCTCCATACATAGCACCTGTAGGTTGTGAACCTTGCAATAAGCTACCTACTAAACCTGCATTTAAAGCTGGAAATAATGCGTTTGTGCTAGGGTATGGAGATACTGTGCCTTGTGGTATTCTATTAACATTTGTTGTATATGGATTAGTTAAATACATTTTTTCTCTAGATACTGGTTGACCATTTACAGTTACAGGAGCATTAGCTCCAATTAACATGTCACCTAAAAAGTTACCAGTACTTTCTCTTTTGTAACTAAAATATTGTTGTTTTTCAGGGTCGTAATAGACCTGTGTTGGTGCATTTGGTTGTGCTTGTCCGCCCATAATTATTCCTTAATCTTAAATTCCCATGTTTGAGGTGTAAAACCCATTAGTCTAGCCCTACGCTCCCATCCTTTTCTTTGTGAAGAGAATGTAACTTTAGACTTACCGCCTTGTTTTGCTATTTCTTGTATTTCTTGCCATGCTTGTTGAAAAAGTGTGATGTCATTAATAGTAGACCAAGAAGCCCATACATGAAGCGTATCTCCTAATGGTTGAAGTACTACAAAACCTACTGCTTTGTTATCTATGATGCCTAAAAATAACATAGACCTGTTTTCGTAACAGTCACAATAAACATCTTCAACTATCCAAGATGTGTGACCTTTAGCTCTTACTAATTCAAGACCATGTTTAACATAGTCCCAATGTTCTCTTAATTTATCTTTAGGTATATAGTGTAATATCATCTTACTATTGTATCACGCTACTATTAAATACCTGTATGTCTTGTCTGTTAATGTATTGGCTGGATGAGTGATAACTGCACTACCTTTAGTAGTAGAACTTACATATACACCACCAAATAAGCCAGTAGAATAACCACCATCTGATACATATTGCATAGTAGCAATAACACTAGGTGTTGTTGGTCTAGTAGGTGATGTTTGTGCTGCTTTGGCTACAATAGTAACGTCTGTACTAGATGACCTCCACATAATTTGCACATAGTTTGTAGCAGCTAATGAAACAAAAAAGTTCATGGCAGCAATTATATGATATGGGTTACTAGCATCTTTTCTAGGAGCTAAACCAAATACGCTATTAGACTTTGGAACATCTGTCCCATTTACTCTAAACCATACATCTACATCTTCTGTAGAGTTGGCTAGGTTAGATAATTGAAAGCTAAACTGAAGATTATATAGTCCAGCGTAAGTAGCTCTTAATTGTGATGTGCTTTGTAATACAATACCATTTTCATAGTCTACAGTATTAAATGTAATAGGATATGCTGTGGTCGTACTTGCTGCTGACTGTGTTGTACTATCTTGCCATGCACCATAAGGAAATTCAGCATACGCTGTACTAGCAGCAGTAGCTGTAGTTGGCATAAGCAATACTACAGAGTTAAAGCCTATACGTTCATCACTAATGGTTGTAGAAGTAGCACCACTAGCAGCTAAAGTAATTTCACCTGTATTGTTAGACTTACCTTCAACAAGGTTGTTTACTATTTCTGATACTTCTCTTGGAGTACCACCTTGCCAGTTTAACTTACGATACATGTCCCTAGACATTATCTACCGCCACTTTGTGTATAGTCTACGTCTACAGAGATAGCGTGTGTCCATGTTCCTGTGGGAGTAACTTTAAGTCTATGATAACGACCATAAGACCTTAAAGGACATTTACCATCAGAGTTTTGTGTAACTGTAGAACTGTATGTAACTGCATCATCTAATTCTCTGCGAGATGCAATAGCTATTGTAACTGCACCATTATCTATTTGAGATCTAGCATTAGTGACTATAGAGTTATAACCAAATTCTAATTCACCTGCCACTAAAGTAGCTGTAGAGTTTTGACCAGTAAATGTTATAATTTTAGCACCGTCTGCGCCACCAAATAAGAACTTACCACCTGACCAAATACGACTGTCTAGTGAAGCAGGAAGTGAGTCTATAGTACCGTAAGCATCTAAGCCTTCTAATGAAATAGTAGATGAAGCTAGTGATACAACGTACTCTGAAGTAGTATCAGCAGATGACCATTTTTTAACTAACCAATTATAAATAAGAAGTGAACGACCACCGTTAGTATTGGGATAATTCCATACTACAATATTTCTAATTGGGTCTACAGCAGCACTAATAGTTTCTTGTTGAGCTATAGCCATGTTTTCGTAAAAGTATTCGTCTACTTTATCGTTACCAATATTCATCACATTAGTACCATCACACATATAGAAACCGTCATCAGCTAAGAAATATGTATTAGGACCATATTGTGTAACTGAGCCTGCTGTATTACAACCTAAATTTCTTGAGATAGCGTCAAATTGGAAGAATAATGGTGAGCCAATATAGGTCATACGGTAAATAGCACGTTCTAGTAAGACGATACCAAATTCACCACCTGTAATACCGGTAATGTTTCCACCTTCGGCAATTATCTGATAGTCGGATTGTGAAGCACCACCACTTGTCCAGTCGGTCTCATCATTAATATCTGACCATTGTAATTTGTTAGGTTCACCACTAATGTTAGCAGCGACTACAAAGTCACGAACTACTGTAATAAATTTAGCGATAGGTGCAGCAGCAGCTACGTCTGCAAAAGCAGTAGATGTTCCTACATACCATGCTTGTATTTTAGCGTTATTGTTAGATGCTAATACAGCATCACCAAACTGTGTAAAGCTCCAACGGTCTGAACCAGTATAACCACCTACTTTACTTACATCTGATAAACCTGCTGTTGCTGAGTTAAACTTAAAGAGTTTAGTAGCTCCACCTGCAAATAACTGTGTTTCTAAGTTAAATTTAGCTGCAGTTACATTGTTTAAGTCTTCACTAGCAGCAGTAGAATAGTCAGCAGATAATGGAAATGGTCCATAACCTATTGTTAAAGGATAGACGTTATTAGCCTCTAGTAAAGCATTTGCTGTTGTAGGTTGGTCTGGCAACCATTCTGTAAACGCTATTCTTTGCGTAGCCATTACTCACCCCAATTTTGTGCGTTTAATACCTCTATAAGAGCTTCTACTGTAGTTGATGCTTTGATATCA